GGTAAATTCTGCTTTCAGCTCGTCCAGCGTTGCCGCGGAGAGTTTGCCGGCGGCATCCAGCACGACAACGGTGGGTTTACCGTCGCGCTGCTCGACGCTCAGCCGGCGTTCGATGTGGGGAAGCAATGCCTTGGCGCTGCCTGGAACAGCCAGGGTGGTAGCGATCTCGGTCGCGGTGCGGCCCACGGTCAGATCCCGGATCTGGCCTTGCAGGGTGCTGTTGGTGCTTTCGAGTTGGCCGGTCAGCTCCGCCTCGCGGCGGGCGTATTTCTCGGACCAGGATTTCTCCAGCTCCTCGACGTTGCCTGACTTGCGAGCGGCTTCTTCAGCCTCGGCACGGGCCTTGTCTTCGGCCTCGCGACGGGCCTTCTCGGCGGCCTTCTTCTCGCCCAGGAGCTCTTCCACCTTGGCCTTCAGCCCGGTGACGTCCTCCTGCTGCGGAAGCCCCTCGATACCGAGGACGAACTTGCCTTCCTTCTCGACGTACAGGGCTGCTACCGATTCTTCGACGCCGTCGAGGCTGTCCAGTTGGAATTTCAAGGTCATTGCTGTCTCCCAGAGACGTTGAGCAGGCCCAGCCTGCGGATACAAAAAAGCCCCGGCTCAGCCAGGGCTTGGAAATTGCGCGCCACGAAAGCGCGAGCTCATGTTTTGTGGCGCGGATCAGTTCATGCCGGCGCGCTCAAAGGCCATCGGCTCACGCTCGCGCAGCTCTTTGAGGGTCAACGTCCTGCCGTCGTCGTCGACAAACCGGTCGATGGTCAGCTCACCCTTGCTGAACAGCTTGTAGCGCTCGGGCCCCAGTACGTCCTTCTGGAACGCGGCAGGCTGGCGGGCGAGCCATTCGCCGTAGGTGGTCTTGCTGCTGACCTGCTCGGCGCCGTCAGGCCCGACCGCTGGCCGAGTAGATCCTGGGATGTCCCTGGCGAATTCGTCCTTGAGCACTGGTATCTCGGTGGTCCGACAGTTCCAGTGGAACGGCGGCGACGGCGCGGTCATGGGTACCACGGTGCCGTCTAGAGCCCGGCAAAGCGGCGTGGTCCTGCCGTCCAATGTGGCGACTCGGCGCTTGCCCTTCAGGATGTCGTCGTTGTCCTCCATGACCTGCGACCTCGCCGAGCTGGCGATGTGGTTGGTCATGGTCCGCACCAGCGCGCCGGCCTGGTCTCGCTGCTGCACGCCGAGCGAGGTGAGCCGGCGGGTGATCTGACCTGTCGTCTCGCCCAGCGCCGAGCCCATGCGAATCTCGCTAATGATCTCGGCGCTCTTCTTGGTGCCGTACTGGTCGAGCGCGCCGTTGATGCTGATGCGCTGCCGGCCCTTGCCGACCTCGAGGTCGAGCGGATCGGCTAGCGCCGCGGCGGCGACCTGCTCGATGCTCGGCTTGTTCAACTGCACGACCGTCTTCACGACCTTACCAAGCAGGGTCATGTTGAACTCCGCCTCATAGCCGGCGAACTCAGTAAGGTCGAGCACGGCCTGTTGCTTCATCTCGCCATATACGCCAGCCAGATCGCCCTGTAGCTCTTGGATCTGCTTTTCGTACCGCTGGGTGCCGTAGCGGCTCAATCCTTCTGATACGCGAGATTTGGCGGTGCTGATGGCCTTCGTGATGAACTTGGCCAGGCGCTTGAGGCTGCCCCCGGCGTAGCGCTGGACGTGCACCTGGTGGCGAGTCGCTGCGTCGGACAGGTAGCCGTCACTGCTCATCGCCGCCTCCGGTGTCGTTGCCGGTCACCGGCGGCTGCTGGGCCAACTCCTCGTCGATCAACTCGTCGGTGCGGTCCGCCTCAAGCACACCACCTTGCCTCAGGTTTGTGCGCAGGTCGGACTTCGCAATCAAGCCCTGCTGCCAGAGCTGGACCTGGGCCAGGATGTCCTGAGCGGTCATCGTCTCGTCGAAGAACGATTGGTTGAGCCAGAAGACCGTGCCGGCCTCATCCGGCTCGCCCATCATGAAGCGCTCGGCATCGAGGATGGCCCGCTTCAGGGCCTCTGACACGTTGCCGGCGATGGTGCCAAGCACGCTGTTATCGGAGCTGTAGCGGATGCGTACCGCCTCAGCCGTCTCGGCGCCGCCCGCCTTCTGGACGATGCGGGCGCCGATCATAAGCATTTGCTCTTCCTTGTCCTTCAGCAGCGTGCGGGCCAGTTGGCTTTCCGTTGCCTGGACCAGGGTGGCAGTGCCGCTCTTGCCCAGGTTGTAGCCGCGGGTCGAGCCGATGTGCATGCCGTTCGGGTTAACCTTGGCGAACTCGTCAGCGCTGATGTCAGTGGTGATGAAAAGCGTGGGCTGGCTGCTGATGAAGCCGCTCTCCTCCACCGTGGCGCTGTTGCCGTAGTGCAGGATGTTCACGTCGGCCAGGTCTCCCAGAGGCGACTTGTCGACACTGGCGTCATTGTTCTGGGCGCCGTAGAAGCTGAACAGGATGTGATCGAAGGGGCGTCCGTTTTTGTCGAGCGGCGCGACCTCGGTGTAGGTGCTCTTGTCTTCGCTGTACACGCGCTGGATATAGCGCCCATCGGCCAGCAACAGCACGCGGTACTGGGTGCCAGTGGTCCGCTCCAGGGTGTCCGGGTTGAACTCCGAGACGCACTCCTCAAGGCAGACGTACACCAGGCGCTTTACGCCATCGACCACCTGCTCGTCCCAGTCGATGATCGACTCGGCGCCGTAGTGGTGGATCAGCGCGCTGCGGCCCTGCATGTCCGCCATCGAGGACACGCCTTCAACGGCCGGGAAGTCCACCAAGAAGCCGCCACGGCCAGCATCCAGGCATTCCCCTACGGCATCCTTCGAAAGCTGCTCCAGGCTCGTACCGTCGCCGCTGGCGTTCTCCTTCAGGTATTCAACGCCGGCGGGCAGCTCCAACTCGGCCGTCTTGCGGAACACCGCGCCCAACAGGCCGGTGCGCGTGCGCCCGGTGATGTTCAGGAACATCGCCCGCTTCTTGTACTGCTTGTACCGCGCCAGGTTCTCCGGGGATTTGTTCTCAGGGTCTGGCATCGGCAGGTAGATATCGTGCTTGCGCACCTCGCGGGCGCCCGCCACGCAGCGCTTGACCAGCTGCCAGCCGGGCAAGGCCTCCGAGTACTCTGACCGGGGAGTGAAATTCGGCATGGGTGGCCTCAGAAAGTGAACGAGATCGGCACGTGAGTGACCGGCCTGCTGATCGGATAGTCGTGATGGATGAAATAGCCGCCGGCGTCGTTCGCGTGGTCCACGCCGGACTTTTTGTCAGGCTCGCCATTGGGAGCCCACACCTGCTGCTCCAAGCCGTCCGCATAGGTCGGGCAGCGCAGCGGGTTGATCAGATAGCGGCGCTCGCCATTCGCGTTGCAGAACATCGCGTTCATGGCGTTGATGCGATCTTTCACCGGCGGGTTGGCGTCGGGCGCGATCACGCTGAATCCGGCCTGCCGCAAGATGGCAATGTCCGTCTCGCTGGCATTCACCGACTTACGCGACCCGCCCGAGGCGTCCGGATAGATCCTGATCTCGCAGGTTTTCTCGAAATCCCGGCCGTTGTGCCGCCAGTAGCGTTCCTTGATGCGCCGGATCATGTCCGGGGTGTCGAAGCCATCGATCAGCTCATCTACTGCCCTGGGCTTGCCGTCTGCGCGCTTGACGTGCGTGATCGCCGCCATCTTGCCGACGTTGAAATCCATGCCGATGAACAGCGGCTCGCCCGCCTCGACCGTGTCGAAGCAAGAGTTCAGCTTGCGGTCATAGGCGTGGTAGATCGAACCGGCGTTGAGGTTGACGAACTGACCATTCAGGTACGCCAGGATCAGCTGGGCCGGGTACGACTCCATCAACGACGGGATGTAGTCCGGCGGCAAGTTCAGCTCGTTATCGAACGTGCTGGCCTGCACAAGGCCGTACATGCCCTGCAGGGCCGGCTTCTCGCGTAGCTGCTTCACGAACTGCTGGTAGACGAACTTGAACCCCTCGGGGGTGGTGGTCACGTCCACGCCGTTCTTCAGCCCGGGCACGTTGTAGCGCATCCGGGCAATGATCTTGCGCCAGGCGTGCTCAGCCTTCAGCGCGGGCAGAACATCGAGCTCGTCGACCAGGGCGTGCCCGATCTTGAAACCCACGATGGTCTGCGGCTTCTCCATCGAGCGGCAGATGGTCGTGCTGCGGTACTGGCCGCCGCTGTAGAACTCGACCTCCTTGTCGCTCTCCTTCGTCTTGACCTTCAGGCCCCAGTCGAAGGCGACCTCTTCAATGGTCGGGAAGAAGATGTCGCGAATCTGCGGGTAGGTCGGGGCGAAATATCCGGAGTCGATCCGGGGCCACTCCCACACGTGCTTGCACAGCGCAGCGCAGCCTACCCAGGTCTTGCCAGAGCCGAACCCGGCCACAAAGCCGCGGAACTTGTTCTCCATCCGAAGGAAGCTGGCCTGAGGCACGTTAAGGGACGGCATCCGGCTTCCTCGCATCCACCACGTCTACCTGCACCCGAGTGGGCGGCACGTTGTCGTGGGGGTTCTCGTTCTTGGTCTGGCGATTCACGTAGACGTCGCCGACCTCTTTAGCCGCCTGCTCCAGCAGCTGGGCAGTCAGGGCCATGTTCTTCATGCTCTCGGCCTTCTCGGCCATCCTGCCGAGGGCGCGGAGGCGGAAGGCACGATGCGCGATGGGAATGTCGGCCGTTTCGGCAGTGAACCGCTCGCGACAGGCATGGAACAGGTCAGCCCAGCGCTTGGCCAGGCCGCGACCGGCGTACTTCGTGGGGTCGTGCCCCTCGCACGTCTGCCGGCTCACATCCAGGCCGAATTCCCTCTTGACAGCCTCCGCCACCTGAGAAGGCGTATCGAAGCAGGCCAGAGCCTGAACAATGAAGGCTTTGACCTCGCTTCGTAGTGCTGCCATATGGTTGTCATCCGTCAGGACCCGTCAAAATCAGGCCGACTTGAGCAGGCAGGTTCCGCAGGCCCTCGAAATGTTGATCTTGGCCACCTCAGGCGGCCGGCTTGCAGCGTCGATCAGCTGCTGAACGTCTTCGCTGGCACCGTAGCGCCGAACCACCCCGACGAACTCTTCGACGTCGTGTCCACGCAGGTACAGCTTGGGCAGACCGTCCTGGGTGAACTTGGGTGCACCGTACTCATCCTGTGCCTGGGCTATGTGGTAGAGCTCGTGTTCGACTAGGGCGCAGAACTCAGCGTCGCTGCACTCGGAGCAATAGTCGGCGGCCAGTGTGATCAGGTAGGCCGGCTCCTCGCCGAACCACTGGCGCATCTGCTGCTCTTGCCTGGCCTTCTGCCATCCACCGGCGCGGATCATCAGCTGTTCGGCCTGGCCAAGCACTGTGCGCCCCTTCTTCGCGAATGCTGAGGACGCCCACAGCACGCCGACATTTGCGTCGATGAGGTGGGCGTGCTCTTCGTTTTGGATGCTGCCAGTGGTAGCGAGGATCTCTTGCTGTATCCATTCCCACACATCTGGAGCCGGCCGAAGGATCAGCCAGGGCGACTCAAGCAGATCGGCGGGCGGCATTGGTCTGCTCAAAAGGATCACCAGAGACTTGAATTGGTAATGCCCAACCAGTATTGGTTATAGGAGGTACAAACGAGGCTCCGATATGCAGGACCGGTTCATCGTCGTCAATTCCAGACCACTGGAAGGTATAAGGCCGCGTAACACTTCCGAGCCATCGCACTGGAAAGTGCGGGGCTATCGCATACTGGATACGTGGAATGACAAAAGGCTTCAAGAGCTCTACCCAAGTCGAGCTGAGGCCCAGGAAGAGTGCGATAGAATAAACGGCAAATAGGTGTGCGAGCCACGAAACGGCGCACATCGATTTGTCACGCGGTTATGGCGCGACTCGATTAAGGGCCTCATCAGCCTTATCAGCGGCCTGAGTGGCTGTTGTCGCTGCCTTCGACGCCTTGGTCGCGGCGCTCTCCGTCTTCCGGGTCAGTTCATCCAGTCGCTTGTCACGCTCGGCCATGGCGGCATCGTAAGCGGCTCGGATCTCGGCCACCTGGTTGGCCTGAGTAGTGGCCATCGACCAGAAGGCCGACTGCCACCCCAGAACCGCACCACCAGCAATCAGCACCAGAGCAATGACCCATATCTCAGCCCGTCGCCACCAGCGGCGAGCGATGAATTCAAGTGCGCATCTGTCCATCACGCATCACCTCCAAGCTGAGCACGTAGCCGGGCGATCTCGGCGCTCTGACTCGTCACCTTGTCAGTGAGCTGGGACACCTGCCCGGTCAAAGCCTCGATCTTCCCCTCCATTCGGCCAACCGCGGCGGCGAGCTCGTTCCGCTCCTTGGCAAATTGGTCGGCGCGGGCCTCTGCCAACTTGCGGGCCTCACGTTCGGAGTCGAGAAGTTCGTTCAGACGTCGGACGGTGCCGATGTCGGCAGTGTCCATCGCGCGGTCGGCGGCATCCTTCGAGAGAAACTTACGCAGCCACAGAAAGCCGCCCAGCAGTACAGTGCCCGTACCGCCCAGCCAGGTGGCTGTGCCTGGGCCGAGGTCGGTCGGGTCCATCGAACACTCCAAATTAAAAAGGCCCGCGCTTTGCGGGCCTACGTGCAACTGGTTCATTCCTTGGGCAAATCCTCGTCCAAGGCTGGGTTCTCGTCGTCAAGAGGACGGTCCCCGCCCTCCTCCTCATTCATGAGCGGGTCGTCATCAGGATCAGGGATAGTAGGTCGATCGGGATCTACTTGGGGATCTGGTGAAGTGGGCACGTCTGAATAGGTGCCACCTTGCGCTCTCGGATCGCTGCTCATTGCTGTGCACCTCGAAGCGTGCAGCCCTTATGAGGGCCTCATCAGTAGACGGCGAGCTTATCGAGGCTCTGGATGCTCACTGGAGACCGAGTTGTTTGCATCCACATCCCTCATCTCTTCCTCGATCGGTGCATCGTCATCCGATGACAGCGGAACTTCACCGCCGGTCTTTATCGAATCGGGTGTTTTATCCTCGTCAGTGCGAGCGGTACCGCTATCACGCGGGCGTTGAGAGTCTTGATCTGAACCCGGATTGCCTGGAGGTGGGTTCCAGTCCTCAGGCCGCTTTTCTGACCATGCCTCACCGACGCCCTGCTTAGGCTCGGAATCCGTCTTCTCCAATCCTGACCCGTGAGCTTGCCCTGTATCTGGGCCATTGTTGTCGATCGCCATAACAGCTCTCCCATCTCAGGCGCAGGATGTCTGCGCATACGATTGGGAAATTTGGCTAGCCATGAAGTGCCAAATGCTCGACGGGCGGGCACAAAAAAGCCCAGCTCTTGGCCGGGCTTTCTCGTGTGTTTGCCAAAGGCAAAATTGTCACAATGCCGAAATCATGCCATCAGCCGAGCGGGAACGCAATAGGGCCTCATGCGGCCCTTCGCATTTCGTAGATTGCGGCTGCCACCGGACTCAGCGCATCCTTGTCCAGGTCCTCGCAACATTCGAAAGCCAAGCGGACATAGCCGCCCCATTCTCGCTCCCAGCGGACCGAATCGAGCCTGACCCCATAATGGGCATCCATCCACGCCCTAAACGCCTCAGGCGATGCCAGCGGGTCTTCATTGACCGACTGCCCGCCCTGGTGCATGTACCGATACCGGGCCATGACGCCCTTCACCACGTACTCGAGCTTCTCGCGCTTGGCGGCGGTCATGCGCGGGGAGCGCTGCATCACCATGATGAAGATCGATTCCTCGGCGGTTTCCTGGGTGTCTGCGTCGAGCCGTGGCGAATACATGAAGTTGCCGAACGCCTTCACGTGCGCGGTCAACTTGCCGATGGCTGACTGCACCTGGCCTGCGATGGCCTGGTGGGCGGCATGCCCGGCGTGGCGTTGCCGCTCCGTGGTCTGCACCATGGCGCCCAGCAGCCCGAGCTGCTCGATGAATGAACCCTGGCTATCCCAGGCCGTGTACAGGCAGTCGTGCCACGCTTGCCGTGCGCTGTTCAGTTGCATGCCTTTGCCCTCTTCTCCGCCCGGCGCACTAGGAACTCTTCCGCATATCGCTTACGGCGCACTGCGCCCGCCCAGGACAACGCCACGCCGGCAAGTGCCATGAGTACAGCCATCACCAAAAAAACCCACGCTGGCGTCATGCCGCTGCCCTCCTCAAGTCTTTGAGCTTTTGCCTGTACAGGGCCTTCATGGCCTGCAGTTCTTCGATGGTCAGGCGCTGGGTCTTATGAGGCCCTTCGAGCCAGTCCACTTGATCGGCGCCGATGCGCTTCACCAACCGGATGCGGTACTCGACAGCATTCCCCGACAGGTTCCGGTTGCACTTCACGCACTGGCGGTGGACGTTCAGCGGCTCGAATCGCAGCTCCGGGCAGGCTCCCACCGACCGGTAGTGACCGGCGTCCCAGCGGCTGCCGGTGATGAGATCGTGATCGCTCGGCCGCGAGTCGCAGCTGATGCACGGAAGGCCGGCGTCTCGCTCGCGGATGTAGGCGTTGAACGCGGCCTGCGCCTCTGCCATGTGCTCGCGACGGGTCTTCAGCTTCTCCCGGCGCTCCTTCAAGTCCTCACGGGCCTGCTTGGTGATGGCCCGGGCAGCGACCTTCTGCAGCTTCGGGTCTTTGGCCATGACCATCGCACAGGCATGGCTGCACACCTTCTGCGTGGTCATGATCGGCTTGAAGCGCTGGCCGCAACCTGGCGCCTTGCACTTCTTCAGCTTGATCTCGGCTACGCGCATGGCTCGGCCTCCTTGGCTTTCTGCTGCTCGGGTTCGAAGTCGCCGCGCAGGGGCATGATCCATTTCTCCCAAACGATGCAGTCCGACTGACCTTCCATTTCTGCAACCACCCACACTGGATCACCCTCCCCCTGCTCATAGACGCCAGGGTCCATCGGGTCGCGACGGTCAACTGGGCCGACAAGGTGTCGGGAAACCAGCTCTACGCACAGACCGATAGCTGGTGGGTAGGTATGGTTGGTTACAAGCACCAGGTCTCCCGGCTTGAATTGGTGGCTCATGCCGCCGCCTCCCCAAGCAGGTCAGCGAAGTGCACACCACGCGGGGCGAACTCCTCTACGATCCGGTCGGTGTACTGGCAGCCCTGGGCGCGGTCGAACAACCGAGTCACCGGGAAGCCATCCGGCCCGAACATGGCGCACGGCCCCATCAGACGCAGCTTGACGTCGTAGTCCAGGTGGATGAACGACTCCGCCCAGCCGGTGCGGAACTCGGCGCAGCCCGCACGCATGATCGGCACGCCCAGGTGCAGCTTGCAGTAGCGGCGCACGTCCTCGATATCGCCCATCTCGGTGCTCTTGGCGATGCGCTCGTACATGGCGAACCACAGGGCGTTCTGATCCAGGGTCCGGTCCTTGCCCGGGCGCATACTGACCACGACGAACTTCTTGTCGCGGAACAGCCGCGTCATCATGGTGATGGCCTCGGACAGCTTCGACTGGCTGTTGACGCTGATCTTCTCGGTCATGGCGCCACCTTCAGGCCCTGGGCCTCGACAGCGCTGACAATCGCAACCTTGAACGCGCCGCACTCTTGGCCGGCAGGCGCCGCATATGGCGGATAGCCCTTCCTGCGAGCGTCGAAGTCCCAATAGGCCGCTGTGAGCAGCTCGTCGGTCAGGACGGGCAACTCATTCGAGGTCGCGCGCGAAGCCTGCCAGGCCCACCAAGCAACAGCGGTCTCGCGGTGAACGAATTCGCCATCGCGCAATTCGAAACGGCTTTCCTGAACCATCATTCCTTCGGCGATGAGCAGGCTGCGGTAAGTTCGAAGGAAGTCCTTGAGCATCTTGTTGGTGTCCATCAGTGCTTCTCCTCGAGCCGGCAGACCAGAATTTTGCCATCCACCTCGGCGCGCACCTCACGAGCCTGATCGCGCTGGTAAACGGCTCCCGTGGCAATCGCGAACATGATCCAGAAGGCCACGAAGAAGAAGGTTGCTACGGCCTTCGGCTTGTTACCGGAATCCATCACACCCCCTCCCCGGCCGGCTGCCCGACGCGCTCAAACTCAACGTGATACCCGCGCTTCTGGCTGCCATCAGCCATCACGACCCGACGGTCTGCGCCCTTGGTCATGCGGACGATTTCCCGGCCTTCCACGACCTGTGCGAAGCCCTGGCTCTTGAGCTGGGCGACTGTGATTTCTTGTGCAGGAGTCATCAGATGCCCTCCTTGCCGCGGTACGATTTCCAGTCGAACGGGACCACGATCATTCCGCCCTCGCGCAGGCGGTCGACGCAGCGCTCACCCATGGCCATCGGGAGCTGGCTGCCGTCCAGGTTGGAGATCACCACGGTTGGCTTAACCTGCTCGTAGCGGCCATTGATGATCGCGAACAGGGTCGTCAGTTCGAAGTCGCTGGGCTGCTCCTTGCTCACGCCTACCTCGTCCAGCACCAACAGGGATGGCTCGATCAGGCTGGCCAAGATGCGGGCCTCGGTCGCTTCGCTGGAGCGGTCGTAGGTGGCACGGATCGCCTGAAGGATCGAGCCGACAGTGCGGTACACAGCCGAATGCGACGTGCTGCGCATCAGGTCGTTGGCCATGCCGGCGCCCAGGTGGGTCTTGCCGGTACCAGGCTTGCCCAGCAGGACCATGCATCGGCCGGTCTCGGCGATCTGGTCGAAGGTCTTCACGTAGTGGCGGCAGAAGCGCAGCGCCTCGGCCTGGCCCTTCTGCTCGGCCTTGTAGTTCGCCAGCGAGCGGTCGGCAAAGCGTTTCGGAATCAGCGAGTCGCCCAGCTTGCGGGAGATCGCCAGGCGCACGTTCAGGGCCTGCTCAGCATCTGCGCGCGCCTCGCGCTCCTTCTTGGCGATGCGAGCGCATTCAGGGCAGTGGCTGCGCAGAGCCTTGCCCAGCAGTATGGTGACCTTCTGCTCGAAGGCGCCGTGCCTATCGCACTCGGCTGGCTGGATGCGGGCAACGACCGCGCCTTGATCGATCGGGACGACTTTTTCAGAGCGCATAGCTGCCGTCCTCCCGTTGCTTCAGGCCTGCGGTGTAGTCGCGATCAGCAAAGCCGTGGTGGCGGCTGGTGGGCAGATGGTGGACGTTGTCAGCAGGAACCTCGACCTCGTCCTCCCAGCGCTTCCCGTTGAGCCAGGTGGCTGCATGCGGGATGAACTGGCCGCTGTCCTTGGTCCAGCCGGGCAACTGTCGGTGCTTGGCCAGGGCGGTGACGATGGTGTCGAACAGGTCCGCAGTGAGCTTGAGCTTTGCCCAGGCCTTCTCGGCCTTGTCCTTCCCAACCTTGCGCGGATACAGCTTCCAGAACCGCGCGAACAGCTCGGCGGAATCGACCGGCGCGGGCGACGGGTTGAGGGAATCAGGAATCAGGAATCCGGAATCAAGAGAGAGGGAATCAGCAGGGAAAGAACTGTGCGAGTCTGGTGCTTGCACGGTGCTTTCCTCATGCTTTCCCTGGCATGCGTCTAATACGGGCATTTCAGGGATGGTGCTTTTGGCCTCCTTGACGTGCGGGTTCTGGTGCTTCGACCAATTGATGACCTGAATGGCCTTCACGTCGCCAACGGTGTAACGCTTGATGAACCCCAAATGATCCAGGTCATCGAGCATGCGATCGATGTCCACGTTGTCAGCGGGGAACAGGGCCATCTTCAGGCGCCGGGGACGATCCTCGAGGCGCCCTTCCCTGTCAGCCTCGGTCCAGAGGCCGATGAACAGTAGGCGTGTGGCAAAATCGAGCTCTGCCAGGTGTTCGTTCGAGAAGAACCCTGGCTTGATGTTTCTTGAGCGGGCCATCATTCGACCTCCAGGTTGTACTGCGCCCACAGGCCAGCCACCCATGTGACTCCCTTGGGGGTGAATTTGGCTTGGTTGAACGCGTGACCGCTTTCGCTGGTACCGGTCTTGATGTCGAACCGGCCCGCATCGATGTGCTGCTGGTAGGCTTGCCACTCGCCGCCCATGCGGTACATGACCTTCTTGTCGAGGAGGAACTCGCGGAAGCGGGCCTCATTGGCCCTCAGCAGCTTGGCGGTTTGGCGGAAGCCCTTGAGGCCAGTGGCATCAACATACCGGTCTACGAACTCTACCTTAGGGGCTGCTACAGCCAGGGCCTGCTGGGCAACCTGCCGTTGCTCGTACTGTTCAGCCCAAGCGCGCGCAGCGGCTGCAGGATTGGAGAAATCGGGCAGCGTGGCAATAACCCGCCCAGCACCCTCTTCCAGTTCACGCCAGCGCTTGATGACGGCCATGCGCATCGCGGCGCTGTAGCCGGTCAGCAGGCAGTCGGTGTGCTCGCGGTCCAGCAGATACTCGCTCTGCTTGCGGTTCATGCCATCAAAGTAGATGCCCTGAAAATTCAGGACATCTTCCTTTAGGTCGGCAAGCATGTTGCGGATGTCCGCCTTCACATTGTCGTGACGCTTGCCGGTCAGCTCCGCGATCTCGCGGGAAGACATCGTGCGCGCCACAGAAGCGTGGTTCGCATTTTGTGGCGCGGCCCATGAGAGGGCCTGTACACTTTGGGTCTGCATATGCATAATTCCCTTCACAAGTTGTGTATTGCAGAGAGCCGGGCCGCGAACCCGGCTTTTTTGTCTCTGCGATTTGGCGTCCCTTATGAGGGACTGGCGGCCTGGGTCCCTAATTAGGGATCAGACGGTCACCTTGGCGCCGCGAACGGCACCACGTTGTTGCTCTTGGGTTTTCCTCGTTGCGCGAGGAAGTCCGTGGCTTTCTTCAAGATCTGCGCGGCCAGTTCATCGGTGCTTACACCAACCTCTTCCGCCCAGGCCTCCAGATCCGCGAAGTCATTCCTGCGGAATCTGGCGATCTCCACGTCGTGCAGTACTGCTTCGTTTGCAGATGGCATTGGTCCTCTCCCGACCTATTCAGGCCCTGGCCTTCTTCTCGCTGATCAGCGGCAGATGGCCGTGCTCTTTCTTGAACGCCAGCGCGGCCAGGATGATTTCCCGGGCCAGCACGCTGTGCTGCGCCTTGAGCTCCAGGGCGTACCCCTTTAATTCGTTGAAATCTTCGTCATCCAGACGGACCTTGACCTGATGGTCGTGGCGGTGAGCTTTGTCGTCATAGGCCATCAGGTGTTCCCCTGGTTGCTACGTGTCTGGATGAGGGCCTGTTCAGGCCTTTCTGTGAAACGGCGTTACAACTCCCCGCGGGCTGCGGGGCTTGGTTCGGTTGGCCAGCTCTCGACGGATCAGCTCGGCTGCGAGTGCCTCAGGGCTAATGCCCCGTCTCGTCGCTTCTCGCTCCAGCTGTTCCATGAGTCCCTGGTCCAATCCGATTTCTTCAATCGGCATTGGGGCCTCCTACGGGCCTTCAGGCCACGTGCTGATCGCCGGTATTCTCCGAAGCTAGGGCGGCCAGCTGCGCTTCAAGTAATTCGCGGCAAAGCACTGCGCGTTGCGTGCGATGAAACTTCGCCAGAGCCTGGATCAGCTCGAACGTGTCCTCATCGACCCGGACCTTGATCTCGCGGTCATGCAGGTGATTTCGGTTGGCGTACATGCGGGAGTAGCTCCTTGCGGCTATGGAATTGGTTAGGCGGCAACTTTGGCTGGTGGGAAGGCATCATCCAGAACGCAATTGGCGCCCAGATGGTTCAGCGCTTCTACGATCTGGCGCGCCTCTTGAAGGCCTGGATTTCTCAGGCCTGATTCGTAATTGGCCAGGCGGGACTGATTCCAGCCGAGTTGACGGCGCAGTGCTGCCTGGGTAACGCCAGCCCTTTCGCGAATCGTTCGGACTTGGTTCATACGGTCTTCCTCCATTAATGAACGAAGGATAAACACGCATCGTGTTAATTGCAATCACAATAAGTGAAAGCCGGGTATTTCGTTTCGTGATGAAATCCCGCGAATGAATGAATCACTGAGTCAGCGCATTAAGCGCTTGAGAAAAGCGACCGGAATGTCACAGGCGCAGCTCGCAGATGCCTGCGGCTGGAAATCGCAGTCGCGTGTTGGGAACTACGAAGCCGGCACGCGAGAGCCCACGCTGGCCGACATTGCCTCCATTGCTTCAGCTCTGGGCGTGGACCAGTCTGAGCTGCTGCTGAACTCTCCGCCCTCAGAGAACACAAGCACTCCGCCGCGAAGCACTGCCGACCTTGTCAAGCAGATGCTCGCCAAGAGTGGTAAGGGTATCCCTGAGGAGGCTCGCAAGCGGCTGCTCGCAGCTGCCGAAGAGCCGACTCCTTCGAATGTGATTGCTGCCGAATTCCAGCGCCCAGGCCTTATCGGTGATGAGGTGTGGATCGCCCACTACGATGTCCGCGCAGCAATGGGTGGCGGCGAGATCGCCCATGACTTCCCCGAGATGCTCAAGGATGTTCGGGTCAGTCCAAGCCACCTTCGTGAACTCGGCGTTGAGTTCGAAGAGCACTACCACCTGAAGATGGTCACAGGCTGGGGACAGTCGATGGAGCCCACCATCAAGCACCGCGACCCGCTGATCGTGAACATCAACATCCGTGAGTTCGTAGGTGACGGGATCTACCTATTCCATTGGGATGACCACCTTTACATCAAGCGCCTGCAGGTGGCTGATGAGGACCATTTCGAGATGATCTCGGACAACACCAGACA